TAATAATTTAGCCGACAACGATGGCATATTAACTGACATTAAAATTTACTAAAATTATGAAAAGGCAAAGTAGAAAAGTAGGAGTAGCTGGAAGTTTTCACAACCAGATGATGGGAAATAACCGAACCGAACCAGTAGTTGGCGAAGGAGCAACAATGTTATTTTATTCAGACCGAGAACCATACGAAGTAACATGGGTTTCAGAATGCGGCAATAAATGCGAAATTAGACTAATGGAAACAGAATGGTGCGGAGTAGCTTACGGAGATGAAAAATACAAGTATAGCAGCAACCCAAAATATAGCACAGAACCATTAGAATGGTGTTCTAAGCGCAACGCTTGGGGCATAGTAAGTTACAAGGTGCAAATCATAAAAGCGTTAGCTGACAGATTATATAAACAATATGGCTGGGGATGGGAAGAATATCTACCGCAAGGCTATAAATATGACGATTTAGTAGATGGGGAAAAAATTGGAGCAAACACTCAATTAAAATTAATTACTGGCATAACTAAGCGTTACAGAAATTTTCAAAAAATATCAATAATATTCGGGGAAATGAACAAGTACAGAGACCCGCACTTTTAAAAAAAACCTATGAATTACGATTACGACTCAAGCAATTTAATTGACATTAGAGCAATAGTATTGCAACAAGAAATAGTGCAGATCAAAAAATTAATTAAAGACAATCCTAATGACGCAGATTTAGGCAGACAAATTAGGTTGCATTTTGATAAAACATAATAGAAATTAAATTTGCTATTCTGGATTGTTTTAATTATCTTAAAGCTACATTAGGGAATATTCCCAAACACTAAAACTTATAACATGGAAAATCACATTAAGTACAAATTAGACAAGGAAGATTTAGGGCATATTGATTTGCCTATATCTTACGATTCCGTAACTATTTGCAACGAACTAAATAACCCTAGCGAGAATTGCTCATTACAATTAGTTTTTGAGGACGAATCTTACATAGAGGTTATGACAGATAGTTATCAAATTCTTCGCACTTTAGGAATGCATTTTTACGAATATAACGGCATGACTTATTTTTCAGAATTTCCGCAAAAAAACGGATACAATACCGATTGCATGTCACTAGACGAATACGAATTGACAGAGTTAGATTTTATCGATTATCTAGTAGAAGAAGGCATAATTTTCGAAGAATCATATTTAAAACCAGTTTTAAAAACATTAAACAAAACCTTTACTAATGAAACAATTAAATAGACAAATCAGCAGAGCATTAGAATGGCTTAATTCTCCACAAGGATTAAATGACTCAGAATTAATTATGACGCAAAAATTATACGGCGGAACATCTTGCACTAGAGAAGAATTTAACATACTATTAGAAACATTTAATGATGGAGTAATTACCACAACTTGCGACAACGAAAAAATTAAATGCGAGGGTAAGCTAATTGCATTTACTGACAAAAAGAGTATTACAATTTTAGTAAAAATTACAGATTTAATTTCAAACATTTAAAATAAAAACATGGAAGCACTACAATCAATACAAGCACAATTAAAAGCGCCTAAAAACCAATACAATAGTTTTGGCAAATACAAGTATAGAAATTGCGAAGATATACTTGAGGCAGTTAAGCCATTACTAGAAATAGGTAGATGTACATTAGTTATTACAGACGAGGTAAAAGAGGTTGCTGGAATCCCATACGTTGAGGCAAAAGTTATATTTTCAGACGGGCAAAATAAAATTGCAGTAACCGCACAAGCGGGCATTGACGTTAACCGCAAAGGAATGGACATATCACAAAGTTTTGGCAGTTCAAGTAGTTACGCGAGAAAGTACGCTTTAAACGGCTTATTTTTAATCAACGATACCCAAGACTCAGATGCAACAAACCAGCATCAGAGTAAAAGAAAAACGGCAAAAGAGGAGTTAAATCCACAACATCCTAAGTGGGAAAAAGCTAAAAAATCGTTAAGTAAAAAACAAACGACATTAATAGACATCGAAAAACACTTTACTATTACAACACAAAACAAAGAACTTTTAACTAAATTTAATTAACATGGGAAAATCAAAGGAGCAATTTATTGCACAGAGAGAAAAAGAATTAATGCTAATGTCTAGCAGAGATTTAAAATCTGAGGCACGCAGACAATCAGAAATTATGTTGCAAGAATCAGATGCAGAAGAAATTTATTCTCGATCTGTTCGGCTGGAAAAATATTTAACTGAGTTTAACAAGTTTATAAAACCTCACATAGAAACTATAGACATAGTAAATGGTGTAGAATTTCAAGAAGGGCAAAAAACTACATACAACTTTAGCGAAGATGCAGAATACAGAGAATTAGAAATTGCATTAAAAGCTAGAAAAGATTTATTGCAAGCAAGGGTAAAATTAAGTAAACCAATATTTGACGAAAAAGGCGAAGAAGTTATTTTGGTCAGCAGTAGAACAACTGGATTTGTAAAAGCAATAATTAAATGAAACATAAAGACTATTTACAACTAGCAAAATTTAAAGTTGACAATATGATTTTTATACCCGCAAATAATACTGCGGAAAAACTTGCATTAATAAATGATAGGCAAAACATTTTAATGATGCCTCAAACCCCTAGAGACGTAAACTTGCATAGATGTTATCATTTATTTTGTGGCTGGTTGTGGGATAAAATGCCGACAGAATTTAAGGTAAGTAGATGCAGAGATAAACATCAGATGTACAATTACCTAAAAATTATTAGTGGCCAATACGATTTAGCTATGACATATAGAGACAAAAAGTTTTACAGATTTGAATCTATATCTTTTGGTAATATGTCGAATGACGCATTTAAACTATTCTTAGAGGAACAAATGAATAGCATCTATACTGAACTATTAGTGCCATTAAGAATGGAAGCGCTATACGAACAAATGGAAACAGAATTTAAAAAAATATTTAAAGAATTATTATGAGTAATACAAAAAAAGAAATCGGTGCAATATTAAGAACTGCAAGAAAAAAAAGAGGATTGACGCAGATAGAATTAGCTAACCAAATTAATACAAATCAAGTTACAATTAGGACTATTGAAAGAGGTATGGCAAACCCTACATTAGAAAAACTTTTAGCAATATCTAAAAAGCTAAATGTACAAATATTTAATTTAAATGGAAAATAAATTTGTTATTCTGGATTGTTTTAACTATCTTACAATTACAAAGGAATATTCCTTTAAAACAAAACACGATATAACATGAAAATATTTGACACATTTACAAGTGCAGACGGGTACGAAATATACTGGTTGCACGAACAAAACGAAACGGCACTTTTGCCAGAAGATTTATACTATGACAAGGATTATTTTATGGAAGAATGCGAATCCATAGTAAAAAGCGGGCAATGCTATTTAAACTATATACCAGATGACGAAGATTTTGACGCAATGTTAGAAAATTGGGAAATAGAAAATTCACTTAAATGAAAAATTTTACAACACGAATGATTAACAGAGAAGTAAAAGTATCTTTTAATCACCCAAAATATGTAACGGCAATATTTCAAGCACAATCAACGTCTTTCGCTTGTCAAGGTAAATGGTCGTATAAAATGGTTTCTATACCTAAAAATAAATATTCTATTCAAAAGTTAGAAGCGGAAGTAATTAAACGCTTTAATGTTTATTATTATTAATTAATCAATAAAATTAAATACAATAAAATGTACACAGACCCAGAAAAATTACAAGACATAGGCTATAGTGCTGGAGAAAAAGCATTTAACGACATACCTAATCATATATTTCGCGAACCATACTTTAATTATTTTGTAAGGGGATTTATTAAAGGCTTTCAAGATTATGCAGAAGCTAATGAAGTTTATTATTTACATTACCCTAAAAAAAACGAACATGAAAATACTTAAAAAAATTACCTACGATGACACCAGAGACGCAACTATAAGAGCAGTTGAAAAATTGATGACAGAAGGGTTTGTAAAATACAGCGAGTTTACATATTTTGAAATACAAGATATTATTCATAATGAATTTAACAACTTGCTTTTATTAGACATTGACAATAAAGAAGAAGTAACATTAATTTAATTTAAAATTTATAAACATGAAAACAAGACAAACATCAATTGATTGCTACAATCAAATTACGCAAGAAGGCTTATTATCTAAGCGCAGAGAAGAGGTTTACAAAGCAATATATAAAGCAGCGCCTTGCACAACTAACGAGGCTCTAAAACATATACATTCTGGTTCGCATGGAATCGGTTCGCGCACAACGGAGTTGCGACAATTAGGAGTAATCTACGAAAGGGGAGTACGGAAATGCAAAATTACGGGAAGAAACACTATTGAATGGGACGTAACGGGTAGATTGCCAGTAACAGAAAAAATGTCAAAAGAAGTTAGGGCTGCAATTAAATTTAATAGGTGGCATACGCAAGGAGAAAAAAATGGATATTTTAAAAAACTTTCTACCTACCGCATTATTTAATTAGGGAATATTAAAACAAACAAAGAGATATGAATTTTTATACAATTATTGCTACATTATTAATATGCATAGCATCTGCAATTTTAACTATACATCTTTTTATTAAGGAATATGTCAACGAAACTTTTATTGCATATTTATTAATTATAGGGATTATTATTGCAATAGGTTTTTTAATATAAAAAAAGGTTTATCTTTAAGTCTCAAAACACGATAATGACATATAGATTTAATCAACAATTGGCGGTAACAGATCTCTCAAATCTGGGGTTAGTCGTGTTTCCTCCGCCAATTAGTTGTAAATTTAAAAACACGATTTTATGGACACCAGATTTCAATTAGGCTGGATTAAGTTACATAGATGTTTAACAGACTGGGAATGGTACTCAGACATTAATGTTAGATTAACTTTTATACATTTTTTAATTAAGGCAAACTATCAAGACAAACGATGGCAAGGCGAGTTAATACCACGAGGCAGTTTTATTACATCTATTAAACATTTATCCGAAGAAATAGGCATTTCAAAAATGCAAGTTAGAACGGCAATAAAAAAGCTAGTTTTAACAAACGAAATAACAAGCGAAAGTAGTAACGCAAACACAATGATTACGATAGTTTCCTACAATACATATCAGCTAGATGACAAGCCAAATAACAAACCAATAACAAACAAAGAACAAACGGATAACAAACGGATAACAACAACTAAAGAAGTAAAGAATATAAAAGAATATAAGAAGTTGTTATTGTCTGAACTTTCAGTTGCAGACGTAGATAACGAAAACTATCTTTTAACGGCGCAAGCATTTCAAAAATTATTTAGAGAAAACATTACATCTGGCGGGGGTTCTGCATCGGCAATAGATAAGGCAAAAGGCACATGGTACGATGACATAAGGAAAATGATAGAAATAGACAAGATAGAATTAGAGGCAATTCGAAAAGTTTTTATATTTTTAAAGACAGACGAGTTTTGGAAAAAGAACATTTTAAGCACAAGCAAGCTACGGGATAAATTTAATAAGTTAATTTTAAACGCAAATAAACCAAATGGACAAGTTAAGCGAAATATTACAAGAGAACAATTTGAAGATAGCATCGACAAACATTTCAATTAACAAAAATGAAATTTCGGTTTATAGAGACGTTTTAACCAAAGAAGGGGTAAAGGCTAACTGCTTAAAAGTTTTAGCCGCATTTAAGGCGCTAGATACGCAGTTTACCGATTTACTAACAGAAAGCCTAATGCGAAATAAGTTTACAGACGAAAGGTTTAAAGACGCAGTAAATCACGTTATAGATAATTGCCGTTATCCTAAACCCAGCATAGCGGATTTTGTAAGCTATGACAAGTCTATAGTTTTTTACACTCACAAAGAAATGTCGCATAATAGATTTAATTTTGATTTGTTCCAAGCGGTTAGATTATACCCTAATCAAGAAAAACCATTATGGGTAAGTAAAACAGATTTTAACACAAACAATTTTATAAAATGGCAGTAAAAGAATTATTAAAAATATTACAAGAAAAACCATCTAACATACCAAATATGTATTTATTAAATATTATGTTAAAACTTATAGACGATGACATAGAAAATACATTTATTGACAACATAAAAAAGTTGGAAGAAGAAGAATTTGACTTGCTAATATTGATTTTATTGCAATCTGGATATACAGAAGAATACATACAAAAATTGATGGTATAGAAAATAAATTTGTTATTCTAAATATTTGTTCTTATCTTAAAGGAGCAAAGGGAATATTCCCACAAATTTAAAACACGAAATTATGCAAGAATTAAATATTAGTAACGAAAAAAATATGTCAATTTTTAAAGATATTGAATTGCTAGAAATTATAAATGCTTTATACGAGACGTATTGGCAAATGAAAAAAGAGCAAAGATTAAATGCAGCAGAAAGAATATTAAAAAGCATAGAAAAATTAGACGCTATCTATTTAAAATCTTCAATATAAAATTTAAAATTATGCTAGACTTATTTAAAACTACCCGTTATGGTAAATTTAATAAAAACACAGATGACACAGATTCTGTTCTATCTAAGCCAACATGGGAAGTGCAAGAATTTCAAGCAGATTTAAAAAGATTATTTGGCAAATTTAAAGGTCAATTAGACAATCCAGAATTTATAAAAGGAGTAGCACAAATAATGGTTAATTGGAAATCACTTTTAAGAAGTCAATTAGACAATACGCATTCAAAAACTTTAAAATAAAAAACATGAGAAAAATTACAAAAGATGCATGTAGTGCATTTAATTACAACCAAAGATTTAGCAGAGGCAATACCTCCGTTATGGTTGACAAAGAAAAAACTTATTTAATTTTGCATGGAAATACTATTGCAATAAAGCATCACTACAACGATAGCATTAAAATATCACACGCGGGTTGGGATACAATGGTAACTAAGGAAAGATTAAACGGCTTGCCAAATGTTAATATTATACAAAAAGATTTCGTTTGGTATTTAAACGGCAAAAAATGGAGTGGTAATTGGAAATTTATTTAAAATTTTAAAACAACTAAAAAGTGAGTAGAGAATTAATAAAATCCTTAATTGCATTAAGGGAAGAGCATCCAGATTATCGGGAAGAATTAAATATGACAATAGTCAGAATATCACCTAAAAAATCGGGAGAACATTTAACAAATATTGTAGATAGTTACATAGGTATTTTATGCAATGATTTTGGCATATCAAAAAAACACTTTTTAACTACTAGGCGCAGAAATGTAATTTATTACAGATATTCCTTAATTGCATATTTAAGATTTAACACAACAATGACATACAAAGCAATAGGCAAAGAGTTTGGCAATAAAGACCATAGCACAATAATAAACGTAGTTGACAAAGTAAAAAATGCTTTGCATCCGAATAGCTACAACCCAGATTTATCAGAGGTATTTCATAAAGTTTTAAAAGCATTAGATTGATGAGCATTAATAAGATTATAGAAAAACACCAACATAATTGGTCAAGCGACAATTTTGATAATTGGAAAACTACACAAATAATGTATTGTAAATTAGGCTGGTGTATAGACGCAATAGATGGCAGCGAAGATTTAGACGAGCATCTTAACATTCTATTAGAATTGCAAAGTTTTATCGAAGATCTGCAACAATTAGAAAAAAGTCATTAGCTTTATAAAAAAAGTTAATGAGACATAAAGAAGAATCTATACAAATAGCGTTAAGCAAATACATAAAATTAAAATACCCAAAAGTGTATTTTACATCAGAGTCATCTGGTTTAAGAGTGTCAATAGGAACGGCTAAAAAAATGAAGTCTCAGCGTTCTAGGCATAAACAATTAGATATGATTATTTTAGAACCAAGAAAAAATTATCATGCTCTAGTTATTGAGTTAAAAAAAGATACAAAAGAAGTTTACAAAAACAATGGGGATTATCGAAAATCCCAACATATACAAGAGCAATTAGAAAGCATTAAATTTTTAAAAGACAAAGGATATTTTGCAACTTTTGGATGTGGATATAAAAACTGCATTGATTTAATTAACTGGTATATGTCATGAAAAAACACACTAAAATATATATGGATTATTTCGGGTACGATGTCGGGGATTTTATAGCTTGCGAGGTTTGCAATAGTAAGGCCGTAGATATTAACCACATCCAGCCAAGAGGTATGGGCGGAAGCAAGAAAAAAGATTACATAGAAAACCTAATTGCCCTATGCAGAAATTGTCATATTAAATCTGACTTTGGAAGCGGTAAAAATCTATTGACAAAAGAAAAATTAACAGAGATACATTTAAAAAACATAATATAATTTCGTATCTTTAGGAAAATATTTATTCATTAAAATACAAAAATCATGAGTTCATTAAGCAGTATTTACATTAAGAAAGAAACATTACTAACCTTGCTAGAAACATTAAATGCAAAAAAAGATGCTGGAGTATCTTTAACTATAAGCATTAATGAGGATACAAATCAATTCGGTCAAAATTTATCGTGCTGGGTAGAGCAATCTAAGGAAGAAAGAGAAGTCAAAAAAAATAGGTTTTATGTCGGCAACGGCAAATGTTTTTGGACTGACGGAGCAATTAAAATAGCAGATCAAAAAGCGGAACAAAAAGAAGTATCTAATAAACCCGTAGAAAGTGATTTGCCATTTTAAATAAAAATTGCATATATTTACATTGTTTTAGTGAAGGGCTGCCATTTACGTTGTTCTCATGTTACAACGGGCAGCCTAATCTAAACGCAAACTAAAGCCTAATAATATGCAAAAAGATATTTTACAAGATACGTTCCGTATTGAAATAGGGAAACTAAAACCAAACCCTAAGAATCCAAGAGTCATAAGAAATCACAAATATTTAGAATTACTTGAGTCAATAAGGAGTTTGCCCGAAATGCTTAAAGTACGTCCTATTTGCGTAGATAATGACATGGTTATACTAGGAGGTAACCAAAGGCACAAAGCTTGCTTAGAGTTGGGTTTAACGCACGTTTACGCACTAAATCTTGACAAGATATTTACTAAAGAGCAACAAAAAGAATTTATTATAAAAGATAATGTTTCTTTCGGAGAATGGGATTGGGATATTTTAGCGCAAGATTGGATAGCAGAAAAACTTAACGAATGGGGTTTGCCCGTATGGACAAATAAAATAGAGACAGCCGAATTTAAGCCGACAATATTTCCCGAACAAAGTAACAGCCAGATAACCGAAGATGACATTAAAGAAGGCAAAGAAACGCTAGGGGATAATTTACATAAAGGAACAGAAAGAAAGTATTTAGAATGTATGTGTCCAGAGTGCGGGCATGAATTTAACGTAGAAGTAGAAAAATGAAAAACGGAAAGCATTTAATAATAGACGCATACGGGTGCAATAAAGGCGCTCTATGGGATTGTGTTGCTATAGAAGATATGTTATATGATATAACTAGAATGATTGGCTTAAAACCGCTTTCTGAGGCTTTAATTTTCGAAGTAGATGAGACAATGATAAAAAAAGAAGATACGGGAATAACTGGCGGCATAATATTTATGGAGTCACATTTTACATTTCACGCATTTCCAGAAAAAGAATATTTTTCAGCAGACATATATTCTTGCAAAGATTTTAATCACACAGAAGTAATAGAGTACATAAGCAATATGTGCGAACCTAAACAATTAAAAGAAACAATAATAATAAGAGGAACATCACTATGACAACACAAGAACTAGAACAATTTTTAACAGAAGAAGTAACATTTACATTTGCTAAAACTATGGCAGCTATTCCACATAGCTGGATATGCAGAAAAGACTGGAGCGAAGAAAAGTTTTTTAACGCAATGAATTTTATAAATGACAACGGGTATGTAGAAATATTCTTTAACAGACCTTATGTTTATTATAAGATAGGAGAATACAAATACTGGGTGGCAACGGACAGATCGGGTTTCGAAGATAGAACTGCAATTATTAATAGAGCAAAGGTATGAACGTAGTAGTACAATCTATTGATGAAAGGTTAAGTTTTTCAAAAAATCAAGTAGCTAAAGCTAAACTTGATGCAACGTATTATGTAGATACAATGAAAAATGGATGCTTACATAGTTTTGGGGAAATGTTAAATAATTTCCCTACTAACGAATATAGATTGCATTTGCAAGATGACATTATATTTGCAGATAACTTTAAGTTTTATTTGCCAATATTAGAAAACATTATGCAACAAAAAGAAATTCACGTTTTGTCTTTGTTTGCACCTAACAGAAAGTTAATTATTGAGCAATACAACAAGGGCATGCAAATAGCGCCGTTTCCAAATTATTTGTGGTTGCAAGCGTCTGTATTTTCTCCGCAATTTCAATATTATTTAAAACACGAGTTTAACAATTTAGAGAATGCAGACATTAAAGATGACGATGTATTTGTAGCTTATGTTATGAAAAAATACGGAGTAAAAGCCTATGTGCATTTACCATCTTTAGTGCAACATGACACATCAATTAAATCTTCTTTAGGTCATGCAAATAGCAAGAACAGAGAATCTAAGGTTTTTGATAAAGATTTTATAACAAAAAAATTGTATAGTGAACTATAATAAGGACATAATGGAATGGACGGAATTTCCAGCGTATGACATGATATGGACAGATCCGCCTTGGGAACAAAAGATGGTTAATTTTTTTCAAACAATAATGAAGAGGGATAGTGGGAAAGAGGCTAAAAACACAATTACTGCTATAATTACGCAACTGGCTATGCTTTCTGACAATAAAAAATTAATGGTTGTTGAGTATAGCATTACGGGACATGAACTCGTTGTAGATGTAATGAAGAAGTATGGCCATACGTTAAAGGCTAAACATCAAAGAACGTATGACAAAAGACCTTTTCTTGTTTTAATATTTAATCAAGATATAGATTTGTTTGACACAAAAAACGAATCGGAGTTAATAACTAAAACACTAGACAAACTAGAAAACATCAACGTAGTATTTGACCCGTTTGCTGGTATTGGATTTACTGCTAAAGCAGTTAGGAAGGCTGGCAAAAAATATATTGGTTCGGAAATAAATCCGCATAGGTTTAAAAGATTAGAGGCAATTAACAAATGAAAATATATAGTAAGCAGAACGTATATGACAAATCAATAGAACGAATAAATAGATTGTTCGATGAATTTGATAATGTAGTAGTGGGTTTTTCTGGTGGAAAGGATAGCACCGCTTGCTTAAACTTAACACTAGAGGTTGCTGAAAAAAGAAATCGGTTGCCGTTAAAGGTTTTATGGATTGACCAAGAAGCGGAATGGCAAGGTACTGCGGATTATTGCGAAAAAGTTTTTGCAGATCCTAGAGTAGAACCGATGTGGTTTCAAATGCCAATGAAATGGTATAATAACGTATCTGCGCATAGCAAGTATATACATATATGGGAAGAGGGTAAAAAACATATGCGCGAGCAATCCCCGATTGCAATTAAAGAAAATGTGTATTTAGATTTTGGCTTTCAAGAATTGTTTCAAAAAATATTTGAGGTACATTTTCCTAATCAAAAATCTTGCTACATAGCGGGAATGCGAACAGAGGAAAGTCCTAAAAGAATGATGGTATTAACATCGGCTTTAACCTATAAAGACATAACGTGGGGTAAAAAGTTAAATAAAGAATATGAGCATTTTACATTCTACCCGATTTACGATTGGAGTTATAGTGACGTATGGAAGTATATCCTTGATAATAAAATAGAATACAATAAAATATACGATGCAATGTTTACACATGGAGTTAAGGTGCAAGATATGAGAATATCGAACCTACACCACGAAACTGCTATACAAAATCTTTTGTTGATACAAGAGATAGAACCAGATACTTGGAATAAGATTGCAGAACGAATAGACGGAGCAAACGCTATAAAGCATCTAAAAACGGATGCATTTAAATGTCCTAAAGATTTGCCGTTTATGTTTAGCTCTTGGCGCGAATATGCATTATACCTAGCCGAGAACCTAACCGATGACTATGAGTTTAACAGAAAGCTTAATAAGCACATAGAAAAGAATAGCAAGTATATGGTTAGTAATAAGGTTTATGTAGATTTTTATAAAACAATAATTAAAACAATTTTAAGTCAAGATTTTGATTTTACTAAATTAAGTAATTTTTTAACTGGTCAATATTTTAATACTGTCAAGAAATATGTTAATGGCAAACTAAATAAAGATAACATAGAAATTAACAGAAAGTATGACAAATATGTAAAGGGTTTAATATGAAAGCAAATTTAAAAAAAGCGTTAACGGAAGCATTAAGCATTAAAGACAATATTTCTCTTATCGAAGAAATAAAAGAATTTATAGATGAGCAGTCCGAATTAAAGACGCAACCAGTTAACAGAGTAAGATGGGTTAAGATAGAGAACGTAAGTCCAAACGATTACAACCCTAATTCTGTAGCAAAAAAAGAAATGGGATTGTTGTACACATCCATAAAGCATGACGGATATACGCAGCCTATTGTAACTATACAAGACGAGGAGACTAAGAAATTTGTGATTATAGATGGATTTCACAGATACTACACAGCTAAAACTAATAGCGACATCCTAGACAGAAACAAAGGCTATATTCCTATTGTAGTATTAAACAAAAGCATAAACGATAGAATGGCCAGTACTGTTAGGCACAATAGAGCAAGAGGTATGCATTCGGTAACGGGAATGTCAAGTATGGTTTTTTCTATGCTGGAAAACGGCTGGAGTGATACAGAAATATGCAACGAGTTAGGTATGGGAGTAGAGGAGTTAATTAAGCTAAAACATATAACTGGTTTTTCTAAATTATTTAGAGATGCGGAATACAATAAAGCATGGGAAACGAAAAATCAAATCCGCTTAAAACTGCAATATAAAAAAGAAAAAGATGAACAAAACTGAACAACATAAAAAAGCAGTTCTGGAAGCATTAGAACAAACATTAGGTGTAGTCACAACCGCTTGTAAAAGTGTTGGCATAGGAAGAACTATTTTTTACGAATGGTTAAAGCAAGACGAAGAGTTTGCAACGGCGGTTAAGGATATAGAAAACATTACTATGGATTTCGTAGAAAGTCAACTGCACAAACAAATACAAGCTGGCAATACAACTGCAACTATTTTCTTCCTAAAGACAAAGGCTAAGAACAGAGGCTATGTAGAACGTAGAGAATTAGAAACAAGGGATATGACTCTTGAACCTATTACATTTACAATTATAGATGGACATACAACTACTTAGCCATCAAGCGGCATTTATAAAAAGTAAAGCGAGGCATACGGGTTTAGTAGCTGGATTTGGTGGCGGAAAGTCACACGCTGGAGTCTATAAAACTATAATGCGTAAAATGGCTTACCCGCATATTGATGTAGCATATTATTTACCTTCGTATGGATTAATACGGGACATTGCCTTTGTAAAGTTTATTGAGGCATTAATTATTTTAAAAATACCTTACACTCTAAACCGAACAGATAAGGAAATACATACATCTTATGGCAGAATTATTTTTCGATCGATGGATAATCCCGACATGATTATTGGTTATGAGGTGGGTTATAGTTTAATAGATGAGGCAGACGTATTACCTAAAGCAAAGATGGCTGATGTTTTTAGGCAGATTTTAGCTAGGAATCGTAAACCATTACCTAACGGAGAAATGAATGCAACGGATATGGTAAGTACACCAGAAGGATTTAAGTTCTTGTATGATTTTTTTATAGTAAATGACAGCTATAGTAAGAACCTAATACAAGCAAGTACATACGATAACCCTTTCCTACCGAAAACATTTATTGCGGGCTTAGAAGAGCAATTTAACGAAAAGCAAATAGTGTCATATCTAAACGGAGAATTTACTAACTTAACAAGCGGGACAGTTTATGTAGATTATGACAGAGATAAAAACTACA